TTGATGTGACGGGACTGTTGCTGGACTTCGCTGAGCCATACCACCCGCCAAGATGGACGCTATCACACAATGATACACCATTTGCCAACCGTGGAGAGCTCCATATCGTGACAGGTAAGAGTGGACACGGAAAGACAGCCTTTATGTCACAGGTGATGGCGACGTTGTTATGCGGAAAGTTCGGTAATATGCAATACCAGGGTGAACCGCCACACATGCCGGTTGTACTCTACATCGACACGGAGATGGGTAAGGATGACACCATCGCCATTAAGAACCGTGTCTGTTCGTTGGCTGGTATTCCATTCGACAAACCATGTGAGCGATTCAAGGTGGCACGACTCAGGGACACGGTAACAGCAGCCGAACGATGGCAACAAATCCTGAAATTGGCCTACGTGATCCATCCAGATGTGATGTTCATTGACGGCCTTTTGGATATCGTCGAAGACTACAACGAACAGAAGGAATGTACACCCATCATCCGCGAGCTCATGATTATGGCGACCCATTACGATATGTCAACATGGTGCGTGCTGCATGAGAATCCAACAACAGAAAAGATGGTCGGTTCACTCGGATCAATCGCCCAACGCAAGGTGACGGAGGTATTTGCCGTGCGCAAGCATAAGAATGAGAAGGAAAAGGAACGCAAGCCGAACAGACCGCCCATCTATTTCTCCGTCGAGCAGCTGAAAGCCAGGGGTAAGGATGTTGAAGACTGGGACTTCGAGATTCTGAGTGTTGACGGTTGGGGCCGTCCACAGGAAATCAGCGACACACCAGCATCACCACCTATCGCCAATGAAGAGGCATTGATGAAGCAGATCGTCAATCATCTGCTGGCATTCATGTCGCCACCGAATAGCGAGTACTTCTCGAATATTGTGAAAGAGTTGAAGAAGCGGATGCACGTTGGCGAGGCAAAAGCCAAAGACTACTTCAACCAAGCCAATAGTGCTGGCGTTTTCAACCTTCCTATCAATGGCCGTTACACTCTCAACACGTCACAATGTGACGCGATACTGAATGATTTACCATTTGCACCAAGTAACGAATAGCAATGACAAAGAACGAATTTATACTTCAAGCCATGATTAGTATGGCAGGAAACAAAGCCCATTTCAATACATCAATGCACTGTGTGGCATCTGATGCTACAAACGTGGCAAAGGCTGCAAAGATTCTGGCGGATGCTGCCGAAGAGGTGGCATATTTTGATGTCGATGTCGACCAAAACCCTCAGAAACCCTGAAACCCCTCGTGCGCACACGCACACGCGTTATGGTTATTCATTCCTATCAAAACCCCGAAACCCTCAACCCCTAATATATTTATATAAATATATATTAGGGGATTGAGGAGGGTATTCAGGTTTTGTGGGGCTTTCGTCAGGGTTTTGACTCTTAATACTATATCGCTTGGCACCCTTTATACTAAGACCTTTTTTATGCCGAAAATTTCAGATGACGTGGTACGTGCCGTTACCGACGCGGCGAAGATTGAGGATGTGGTTGGCGACTTCGTGACGCTCCGAAAAGCGGGTGTGAACCTCACAGGACTGTGCCCATTCCACGACGACGAGAACGACGGCAACTTCATCGTAAGACCTTCGACGCTATCCATCGGAGCCACAGGGCGTAATACCTACAAGTGCTTTGTGTGTGGTGCGAAGGGTGGCCCGGTCAACTTCCTGATGGAAGCGGAAAAGATGTCATTCCCAGACGCCATCCGTTACATCGGCAAGAAGTACTCGATAGACGTTGACAACGTGCCGCTGAACTGGACACCGCCACCTCCGAAGCCTGTACCACCGCCAAAGCCACCGTTGGAAATGAAGCGGGAGTGGGTGAGCCAGCTGATGCAAGGCGACTACAACCGCAACATCTTTACCTACTGGTATGGAAAATTGCCTTGGAACCAGGAGCAGCGACGGCGCATGGCGCAGACGTTGTGGATGTATTGTGTCGGCTGTTGGCACGACGGGCGTGTGGTGTTCTGGATGATAGATCACAACGGCATACCACGAGCCGCGAAGCTGATGCGGTACGAGACCGACGGCCACCGTTACCACGAGAAGAAGGGTGAAAAGAACTCGACCGGCTGGCTCTACAACCAAGACGGCTATCGAGACATCTGCCGACCAGATGAGCACACGATACTCAAACCGCTATTCGGTGCACACTTGCTGAAACGCTATCCGCAAGCCACAGTCAATGTGGTGGAGTCGGAGAAGACAGCATTGATAATGGCCAACTACTACGGATGTCCTGAGAGTCAGTTGTGGCTGGCGTGCGGCGGGTTGAAGTTTCTGAATCTTGATGCAATGCAAGTGCTCATTGACCAAGGCCGAAAGGTTTGGCTGTGGCCAGACAAAGACGGCATCGAGAAGTGGCAGGAGGTGGCCGACAAATTGGGATCAGAGCAGGTGCAAGTCTACACCAAGTTCTTTGATGCGTGTTGGATTCCCGAAGATGGTGACAAGGCTGACGCTGCCGACATTGCCATCCGCATGATGCGCAATCCCGACTTCAAGCCGCGAGACCCAGACGACAATGCTACAGAGAAGCGCGAGCCGGTGAAGATAGGTGACATCATCGCGCATGTAGTGGATAGTGATGAACCATTTATCGACCCGATAGAACTGGCTGACCCGCTGGTGCATCAGTGGCGCGAGATACTTAGACAACGATACAACTTTAACGAAAGCAGGAATGAAAGAGAATCAGAATAAAGAACGCTTTGAGCAACTTGGCACGAAGATCGACCCCGCAATGGCGGAGGTGCTGAACGCCTGCTGCGATGCCTTGCAAGTGGATGTCTACCATCTGCTTCAGTGGTTCGCCTACGTGATAGTCAAGGCAGCGGCACCGATGCACGGACTCGATCCAAGAATCCAAAAGCTCATGACGCTTATGGAGTCGGACGTAGGCTGGCAGAAGGCATTCAACCAGTGCAACCCCGACAGACTGAAGATAGACCAAGTGATTGTAATCCTCGAACAAGAAGGTCACAATGGTTTCGGGGCTGCGATGATCGACAAACCGTGGATGGGTGAGTCGAGGCAGACCGAGTGCGTGGACGACATTCTCGAAAGGGTGACGCAGGTGCTGGTACCAGGTATCTACAAGCGCATCCGCAAGATGGAGAAGCGGCTGGGAACGGACTCGCTCATGGACACGCTGCTGACCATGCTCGACGCTCAGGAACTCTTCGAGGCGGTCGAGGGCGACAGAAGTGAAGGTCCACAGATTGGTGACATCGCTCCTAACGGCAAACCACTGGCCTACGGCAAACGGACTAAGCGCAAGAAGCGGTACGACCCCGACACCCTGCCGGAGCAGGTGCGCATCCATTTCACCGATTACGACAAACGAGTAGCAGAAAGCGAGGTGAATGATGGTACCTGACGAAGAGAGCGTGATCCGCAAGGATGACCCCAACCGCAAGCGACGCAAGCCGCGACCATCTCGTGAACTTGAAAACGAACTGGAGGCGCAAGGCTTTCGCCCTCACGGATATGAATGGTGAACGACTATGGCACGAGACCCAAGATACCAGAAGTTGCTCAACTCTAAACGATGGAAAGAGCTGCGGGCATGGAAGTTGGCACAGACTCAAGGCTATTGCGAGATATGCTATCGTGAGGGGTGGCGCGGTGCCGATGCGCTGGCGGTGGACATCCACCACATCCGTCCCGTTGAATCTTTTATCGACCAAGGTGAAGCGGCAATGGCGCGGGCCTGTTACGACCCCAACAATCTCATGGCTCTGTGTGTCCGACATCATACCGAAATCCATAAGTCAATGGGTAAGGACACGAAAGAGAACATTCAGGAGCGCAAGGCCATGAAGCGCATCGCCTTCTTGCGGCGCAACGACCCAAACTTTACAGAAGAATCAACAAACCAAAAAGATTAAAGATTATGCCAGTAGGATTTGCATGGAACTTAGGCGAATATGCCTTCAAGAGTGCGGATATCAACACCGCATTCGAGGTGACGGGATTGGCAGAGCTGAGTAAGAAACTCGACGCGATGCTGACATCCAGTCCAGGAATGGAGAAGCGCATCAGGCGAATCATCGGTAAGGCCCTGCGCCAGGCCGAGAAGAAGATGGAGTCATACATCAGTAGTGACGTGTTGAAGAATGACCCGCGCAGTGCTCGCAAGGCTCTGCGATATACAGTCTATCGACGCATCCTTGGTGGTAACTTGAACATTCTCCAAGGTAAGAAGCGCGGGGCTGTCAGCAGTTACACACCTGAGCGACACCCGTCATCAGGGCGAGGCGGCAACCGCAAGACCCGTAGCGAGCGCACCATCCGCATGGAGGGCTACGAGGGAGCCGACCGCTCATTCATCTTGCGCTTCCAGAATGCCGGTGCCCGCGTGGGCGGTGGCAATCGTGAGCTGGGCAGAACCAACTTCAAGGTCGATGAGCACCGTGCCAAGGTAAGGCGTGGATCACAAGGCGGCAACGTGAACAAGTACGGCAAGACGGTGAACACCGGCAACCGTGGTCACATCGCTGCCCAGAACTGGTTTGGCAACGTGTCAGACAGATACATGAGTGAGGTGGCCGCGAGTATTGAGTATGAAGTTGACAAGGCGATCGCCGAAGAGTTCAAACTTGAATCATTTGGTAACTATTGATGACCTCTATCATTAACCCCCCCATATAGGGTCATTTAGATTCGAAGTGCCCATCTTCCGAAATCCCCTACCGAAATCTACTCTTCACACAGTACCTTTTATGGGGGGTGTTTTTATACCACTACCAACTACGACCGTCCCACGGGGGGCGGTTGAGATACGAACATTTAATTACCCACGAAATGCCAAAAATAATTTTTATCGACATCAATCTGCGAGAGGATGAGCCGGACAGGTGTCTGGACTGTCCGCTGCTGGGTCTGATTCCGAAGGATGAGCGTGAGTTCGGGCGGCAGCAGAGCCACGTCTGTCTGGGCACGCGCGAATCGTTGAGCGAGCGGATGATCAAGGCGCGACGTACTGACAAGGATGACAAGCACAAACTGGACCGACCTTGCACGCGTGCCGGTCTTTGGCAGGTGTGGCAGGAGAAGGAGGTGAAGCCGGGCATCATGGTGGTGCGGGCGGTTGACTACAACAAATATCGTTTGGG